GGTCAAGACGTTGCGGAGATTCGTCAGACCCTCGAATTTATGAGGGACCCTCTGAAGAACTTCGATCTCCTCACGAGAAACATCTCGAAGGACATCGCCTTACGCATGCCGAAGAAGTCCCTTTCAGCGCGCGCGAAAGCGCTAGCGGGCTTGTGGGCTGATTACCGGTTTGCGATTGGACCGAATGTCCGTACCCTGGATACGTTGTTGCACTCCTTAATCGACGGCGAACAGCCTAGACCAAAGAGACAGACAGCGCATGCTTACGCCAAGTTGGAAACATCTATGGCGGACAAGGTAACGGCCACGGGCAACACGCAGTTTCGGTTTACCCGAAGCGGAAAGCGCGAGGTGGAATACCACGCGTCAGTGTTGTACGAGATCTCCAATCCTGTGAAGGATTGGAAATACAAGTATGGTTTGAGGAATAAAGACATTATGGCGACGATGTGGGAAGTATATCCATATTCGTTCGTCGTCGATCGGGCTTTTAATGTTGGAGGCGCCTTAAAGGGTCTTCTAGCACTCTCCGATCCCTCAGTAACGATACTCGCGGCAAGTCTGACAAAAAGAGACGAGACGCTTTACCGTAGAAGTATGGTCGAGCAGATTAACGCCGCATGGGACATTTCGATCACACCGGATGACGAATGGTTTCAAACCTTCGTCTACGATAGATCGACGTGGATACCAACAGCGTCAGACACGATACCCCGAGTAAATCTCGGAGGATTGACTGCTGACATAACTAAAACAGTGGATCTCATTTCGCTTTGTTTATTGCGAATGCGAGACACTTAACAGATGGAGGCCATTTATGGCTCTTGTTGGAGGCTCCTTACCTATTGGAGCAACTTTCGCACCCACCGGCGGTACCGCCCGAAGCCTTATCAGCTTAGGGGGGGATCGTAGTGGTGTCGAATTGCTCGTTGATGATGGTGCAGCTTACGCTGTACGCACCACTATCAACGTCGCGACCACCCGTCCCCAGGCAAAGGCCACCTCACCAGGTGGCTATACCGGGGCGAAAAGAACGGTAACAGCTTATCAGCCAAAACTTCTGGCTGATGGTTCGTACTTCGTGAACCAGGCTGGTCAGTTCCTCATCGTGCATCCAGAAACAACGGATGCAGAAATCGATGCGTTGCTGTCCCTCCAGGGTAACTTCGCGGACGATACCGACTTTACTTCCTATTGGAAGACCG